GCGTCATCTGTCGTAGAAGCAACGAAATCAGCGTGCGAGTAGTCAATCGTGATGTAATCAGTCCACCCGCTCTGCGCTTCGTTGTTTGATAATCTAGCCATATTTTTGTCCTTTCTATCAATTAGAGTTAGCTGCGAGCTTCGTCGATTGAAGCGTGAGCGCGAGGATCGTGACAGGCCAGTGTGGCCCAGGTCTCACAGTAACCTCTGGCTCCTCCACCCTGGTCTTCCAGGGACACTTGCTTGGCCGGGATCAGGGTCGCCAGTGAGGCGTGATCCAAGTTGATGGCCAGAGCCCGATCATGGAACGTAGTATCCGGAGAGCAGTCTGGGTTGCTGTTCACAACCTTGACCGAGCCGAAATCGGACTCATACAAGGAGACAGACAGAGTAACTGTCTTTCCAGTTCCACTCACAGGGTAGCGAGTAGCTGTCGATGAGTGAGCAGCACGCATGAAGTTGCTAATGCTGTCACGAACCTGGGTGTCGGCCACCAAGGTGACGTTACTCAGGTTTCCGCTCACGTTGAACATGCTGGCAAGAGCAGCCGAGAGCTTGGCCTCGGTGACTGCAGCATTGGACATTGCGATAACCTGATCTGATGGGGTCCGGTATGCGCTAGGCACATCGGAGGGGCCGGAAGAGTCGAGCCAGTCGTTAAACCCGCGCATGACAGCAGCGGCAGAGCCGGAGCCCACCGTCTTGTCGTTTGCGGAGAAAACAGCCGCCTCAGTATCACGCTTCAGCTCACGCAAACACTTAACGCGAGCAGCCGCCTCATTTGCGGGGCCAACGCCATCAACTGCTTGCTGAACCTGACTGACCTGATAGTCGCGCCGGAAGCCCTGCACAACATTGGACAGTCTTGCCCGGTTCTCAAACTTGTCGGAGAAGCTGGTTGTGTCAGCCCCCTCAATAAGCCCGGTTGTGTCAACTGCCGCCAAGCCGTCAACGGTCCACTCATGCGAGGTCGCCCTCGCCTTGCTTTTCCTGAGCAGCGAAACAATAGGAGTAGAAACAGGGTCAAGCTGGGTGAGGATGTTTGTAAGATCCTCCCTATTGCTCACCGCTGCTCCCGTCCCAGGCGCTGCCGGATTGTCATAGGATGCGCTAAATGCCATCTTTTGATTCCTTTCTGGTTAGTTAGTTAGATTGAAGAGCGAGGATTTCTTCCAAGACATGGTAGTCACCACTTTCGTCAAACTGCTGCTGTAACGCTTGCAGTCCTTTTGCCGGCGCCGACTTCTGCTTTGCAGGGGCGGCTGCTGTATCGCTGGGATTGGCGGGTGGCCTCATTCTGGTCTGCTTGGAGGCAGGGGCAGAAGGGGCGTTTCCGTTTCTCTTCAGCTCGGAGCGATGAATTGAGTCCGCTGCATGCGCTAGCACTAACGGGATCTCGGGGAAGTCATCTTTCAGGGCCGCTAGTCCAGGGTGACTCATCACGCCTTCGTAACGCTGCCTGATCGGTGAGTTCTCATCTTTCATCCACGCAAATTCCTCCTCGGCAAGTTGTCGCGCTTGCTCGCGTTGCATCGAGACCACTTGCTTCCCTTGAAGCTCGTTGTATCGATTAACGAGGTGAACCTTGCGTGCTTTCCTGGCGTTCCGGAGCAGTGAGCGAATTTCCGTCTTTGTGTAGTCCTTATCGCCTTCCTGATGGATGATCGAGTCGCCTGTCTCATCTTCGTTGTCGTCGAGTAGGTCTTCAGCCCAGTCAATCATCTCGTCAACGTCTGCTGCTTTTTGCTGCAGTTCATCGACGGTCTCGACTGAGGCATACGGATTCTTCGCGGGGTCGGAGGGCCGTTCAAACGGATCCTCCTGCTGCTCTGGTCTGTCTTCCAACTTTGCTTGCAGCTCGCTTCTCTCCTTAATTAGCCCGGCGATGCGGTCAGCACCTCGGGAGTTAAGGTGGTCAGCTATTTGCTGCCAGCCGTCTTCGGTCAGGTTTTCCAGGTCAAGCCCGGCAATCGTCTCCGGAGTTTCCGCTGCAGGATCCTGGCTGGAATCCTCATGGTCAGCCAGGTCTTCAGTTTCTGCCTCCGGAGCTTGGGCCAGAAGAGCGATAGCGTCCTCGGGTGAGAGGTTATCGCTTTCTGTATTTAGCGTGTCGTTTTCAGCGGGAGACACGATCCCCGCTTCGTCTTGGTTTGTCATTAGCGTTCGCTTTGCGCCTGAACGGTTGCGTGATTAAAAAATAGCGCGGCGTGTCCAAACTCATCCGGAAAAAATATTTGCTAGGGTGTCGAGGGCATCGAGCCTCCCTACTCCCTTCCAGATCTCCCGCTCTTCCTCCGCTTCGCTGACTGCTCCCAGCGCGGCCTCTCGGCGTTCCACCAACTCCCGCACAATGATTTTCGCCATGTGCGTATTCCGCAAGTATTCTACGACCTCTTCAAAGGTCTGTTCGTTGTCCATGTGTCCTTTTTATGCCTGTTGCATTGCCTGAAATTCGGCTGGCTCAGTGCCGATCCGTCCAATCTGAGCGTTCTCTTGCTGCTGCATGGCAAACTGATACTGCTCCATGTATTTCTGCAGCCGGGCAGCAAAGGCTTCGTCAGTCTGCAGCCGCTCGGCTACATCCGGTTGCTGGACGTATTGCTCACCAAGCTGCATCGCTATCTGAGCCCCTTGGGGCCGAGCTGGAACCTCGATGCCGGAATAGATCATACTGAGATCAGTCGCCACATCCCGCATGGCCTTGGCTGTTCCCTGCTCTTGCGGTTGCAGGACTGCATCAGCTAATACCGGGTCGATACTGGCAGCTATCACCTCCAGCAGAGCCTCGACGTTGAGCTTCCCTACCCGGTCAAGAGACAAGAGCTGAACAAATTGACCGATTTTCTTTTCCACGGTCTCCGGGTCATGCATCTGCGCGTCAAAGTGAACGCAAATATCCATCTCCTTGTATTCAGCCTCTTTGTTGAACTCCTGGGGCTCCGGGACACCGGACACCCGAAACATAAGCTGGTCCGGGCCGTAGCGGACAAACGCCTTGTAGGCTTCGCTGATAACATTGCGAACGTGGGACAGAAACTTGTCGATATAGAATGTTCTTTTGATCTGCGCGTCCGGATCCTCGTTGGGATTAGACAGCCCAACCATCCTATCTGCCTGGGTTAGCATAGTTGACTCAATCTCAATCGAGCCAGGGTCGGCGGGTGGCGGATCCACCCACCCGTATTCACCGGGACGGCGCTCGGTAACGTGACCGCCGGGTCGGAACTCTGGCTTAGGCCGGCCTACTGGCCCTTTGGACGCTGGCAAGGTAGCAAGAGAACTGCGATCAATTCTCGCATCTCGCTCGGCCTTGACCTGCCATTGCACTCCCCGGAGGAGATCGACCATAGACCTGGCTTCATACATCCTCTTAGAGTCGCGGTGTAGCTCGGTTACAACAAACGGATAGTCTTCCAGCCCGTTGAGCAGCTCAAACTTGCCAAAGCTCTCGGTCTCCTTCGTGTGCCATACCGTGCAGTAGATTCCCTCGGCGCCGTCTTTCATCAGACGCTGGTAAGTGTAAATGACTTCTACAAAGTCTGTCTCGTTGTCATCAAAGCGCCCTTGCTGCGCGTAAGGGTCTGAAGCGTCGATCATATTGGAATGATCGGTGCCGCGCATGCGCTCGATCACATGGTCGGCCCATTTTTCGTCCCAGCCTTCAGTGCTTACCCTGGAAAGCACCTCTTGCGGAGTCATCAAGACCCGGCGGTGGATGTATGGAGCTTTCTGTGGATCGGTGCAGTAATGCGGAAACAGGATGTCTGTATCAGTTGCCAGCGCCTGAACTAGTGGCCGGTCAATGCTGCGAACCTGTATGGGCAACTCGGCAACACCTTCCTTGCGTAGTTTTCGTAAAGCTTTCTTGGCGTCCTTTTTCCGGAGCTTGGGATACTGCTGCTGGAGCATAAGCACCAGATCGTCATCGTATTCTTCGGTGACAATCAGCTCGGCCAGCTCCGGGACGGTCGCCGCGATCTCCTGCAGGTTGAGTAGCTGCAGCCGGGTAACATCCTTCTGCTCCCAGCCCACATAGGTAATGGCGTGTCCTTTTTCAAAAAGGTAATTAGCTGCCAGCTCCATCTCGCGGTCAAATTCTGGGATGTAGTAGTCCTTCATCCACTTCAGGAATGACGAGACCACCCGCGCATGAGCCACATCACTCACCTCAACTGGATAGGCCCGGATGTTGGCGCGAGACAACGCGAACGCGCACATTGCAACGTAAGCCTGGATCCGCTCGCCTATCACCAGGGCCTCGGAGTCGCTGGCTCCCTCCCAAGGAAGCGCGTCGCTCCCGGATTTGCGAAGATCGTTGGTTTTTCCCGGCCAATAGTTCCGCCGGTCGTCATAACTTACCTGGCACTGATCCCGCCAGTGACCCAGCTCTGACTGAGTTAGTTCATAGCTCCGGAGGAGTTCCTTTATGTCCGGAGTCTCTTCCGCATTAACTTGCGCTTCGCTCACATCGGCAAGAATACGTTAGGCTGTCGCTACTTTGTCCAAACTACGTTGGCGACGACATGGTGCAGCGGGAGCCGCCTCTTTGTGCCTTTGTCCGGGCGCAACATCCCGTCAAATTCCTTGGCAATCTCCAAATCCAAAAACGTCCCGCCCACGGGTTTCGGGGGGCGCTCCATCGAGGTATGCCAGGTGGTTTCGTGCATAGAAAACTCCTCTTTATAGGTCGGACACTGCACATGCAAAATCGGAGAGGTCCAAGTTCTCCCGGTTCGCTCGTCACATCGCGCTCGCATAGTCGTCAGCGCCCAGCGTTCATGGATGTGTCCGGATATAAAACAATCGCAATCATACGCCGCTGCGCGTCTCGCAGTCGCTATCGTGCCTTTCGTTACTGGTCCTCCGCTCGATCCAGTACCATGATGAACCCAGATCTTGTAAATAAAGCTGGCCGTCTTGGTAAGTCGCACTCGGACCAACAGCCACCCGCCAATGCCGGCGGTGATAACCGGGGAGCCCTTCTTCCCCGCCCTCATTCTTTCTGTCAGGCGGGAATTAAGGCAGGTTTCATGCCGGCGCTTAATGCTGCCTTCGTGATTCCCTTCGTAAAAGACGGCAGCGTTTGGTGCCGCAAACTCAAGAAAATCGGCAGACGTTGTAACTAGTGAATCCAAGTAATCCGGAACCATGTTCTCCGGGCGAATGTCACTTTTGCTTTTTCTCGGATCCCAGCTCCCCTGCATGGCACAATGCCAATCGCCTGCTGAAATCCAAGGCCAGCCGCCGTCAACGCACTCTTTCAGGTCGCGCTTCAGGATTTCTCTCCTGCACTTTGGGTTATCAAAGTGAACATCCGACGCTATAAACATTCGGACCTTTCCAGTGGTGCCGATAGGATCAGGGAAGTCGATCAGAGGCACCTTTCCTCGGCGCATTACGGTGAACTTGGGCTTTGTTGGCATGACGAATCAGTGTTTGTTTTTGCCAGCCGTTTCTTCATTCGCTCCCACGCCGGGAGGAACAGAGTTTCAACGGCCCGCACTACTGGTTCGTCCGGAAATCCTTTCGCAAAGCTGATCCCTGATAGATCCAGGGCAGCGTGTATCATTTCATGGCAAAGCGTTTGCCTTGCGAGCTTCGGGCTTAAATTCTGCCCGATATAAATAGTCTTCTTATCGTGGTTCCAGTAGCCAAAGCACTCGTCGTCAGACAAGTCGCGCTCAACTATTTTTACCGTAACCCCTGCGACCCTGGTCGATTTGGGTAGCTTCACGGCTCTCGTTTATTTGCGAGAGAGAGCGTAATGAGATTGCAGACTTCCTGTTCCTTGTTGCCGGTGGCCGAGCTGTGATGCTCCAGGTTGTAGTTTACAATCCACTCGCCGTCGTTACCGCTCCTCATGGCAAACACAAACGGGACTCTCTCCCGGTTGCATGCTTCTATCGCGTCCTCAACAAAGTCCTGCGTCATACCCTCTCGTTTCTCAATCTCCGTTGCAGATTATTTACCACCTTGTAGGCCCACCGCTCATCGTGGCCTGTCCTCTCGCTAATCGCCTGTAATGACGACTCCTCCACCGCGCCCAAAACTGCTCCCTTAATTTTGAGGTAGCAATAATCCCAGGCCAGAAACCGATCTCCTTGCTCAAGGGCAAAGGCTTTCGTGCCGATAGCTTTTTTCGCCGTCCTCTGTCTCGACGAGCTGCACTTTGAAGGGTTTTCCGGGAAGGAGGTAGGCACGTATTCTAGGGGTAACCAATACTGGGTGGCGTTCCCATTCTCCTCCAACCTGTCTAACCTTCGCCCAGATGTGTTTTGACCGTTCATTTTGAGGCAACGGCAAGCAGATCGCTTCTTGGAAGCGTGGCACTGCTAGCGGTAAAATGTCTGCAGCCGCCAAATGGATTTTCAGCTTGGCTACTCCACTCGGGCGATACATCACACGCGGCCTTCCCTTGCTGGCAACTTGATACCAGTCCTCGGTAGTCATGTGATTGTCCCGCAGAGTTTTAATCTTGGCTCCGGAAATTTTGAGCAACTCCAACACCTCTTGCTGCGGGAGATCGTCAGAGTTTTCTATTTCGTCTAAAATTTCAGTCACCAATCAAGATTACGTTTACTGGTTGGGGCTCCATAACTCGGCGCTTGCTGCGCCTGGGCCGCTGGCTCCACAAAGTTCTCCCCGTGATAAATGCCGGTGATCGCCCCATACCGGGCGCAGTCGATAAAATCTTTCCAAGGCATCTTCAGTCCCCCTTCCAGGTTGTATTCTGCCATCGCGGTTATCAAATTTGCACATTTTTCTGACACATAAAACCGGGGGCGATTAACGCTGTCCACCGGCTTGGTGCGGTCGTAAGCCATCAAATTATTCATCGCCTGGAGCCCTTGCTCGATCTCCTGGGCGCGGTCGCCGCCCGGAATCAGGGATGGAAGGCAAATAAAGTCGTAGTCATCCAAGTTACTCAGGATGCTTTCGCTCCCCCCGTCCTTGCTAGGCGTCTGGATCTTGCACATCCGGGGATCAATGATCCTTTCCTGTATCGTTTCGCCATGAAGTGTCGTATCCGTGGTGATTCGGCCATCATCGTGTTCCGTCACGGTCCCGCCCTCTAGTCGGTAAAAAAGCTTCACGTAGTCCCGGATCCCCAACCCTCTTCCCCTGGCGCCGGGGCCGGGGCTCCAGTTTCCTTCTTTCCAGACTGCCCAATCTTCATCGTCCGGGTATTCCCGGTAGATCCACCAGCTCCCGGAAGCGTCAACCGCCACCCATAAACAGCACCAGTTCTTGCTGCCGCCAGGGTCAATCAACTGGTAGCGCGTTACGTCTGCAGCAGGAATATCGGCATGAGGGACGACGTTGCTCTCCCGGCTGAACATCGGGAACACGGTGGTCGAGGATCTCACCGGCACGCCGTAGGCACGGGTGAGGATCTCCTCTCTCGACCGGCCTTCCAAGTCGCTCTTAATCCGCTCGTAACCTCCAAACGGATTATTCTGCGAGTGAAAGTAGATCACCGAGGCGTCTCGCAACTTACTGCGCTGGGTGACCGGGACGCGCTCGCCCTCAAGCAGCTCGGCAGGAACCTGCTCTTGCGTCTCGGCCTGGTGGAGATACTCCCGGACGGTAGCCGTGTAGCCATAGATCGGAGTGAACGTCAGCAGCATTTTTGCGTTCCTAGTCGCCAGTCGGAATCGCAACGTGTTGATCAATTCCGGGCCAAGCAAATACTCGTCCAGCCACACTCCCCAATTCGGCGCATCATTTTCTTCAAAGCTGCCAAGCTCCGCGCCCTCGAGGATGGATTGATCCTGTTGGAACTGCGAATAATGTTTGAAGACGAGCTGGCTCTCGTTGGGAAAAATAATCGAGGAGCCTGAGAAGCCGGTCTGTCGCTTGTAGGAAACGTAATGCCCTTTAGATCGACTCGTTTTCCGTAGCTCCGGAGGGAGCCAGTCGTAAACCGCCGCCTGAACCTGGCGAACAGACACCTCCGCGTTCTGAGCAAACACAAAGATGGTGCTGCCAGGGTTAGAGGTCGCCGCCCGGATAACACTCTGCGCCCCGTAGATAGTTTTTCCGCTCCGGTTACCGCCCAGAACAATCAACTCGTTAGTCGCGTCCTCCCCGGTCACCAAGGCGTCCGCTTTTTCCCAATGCGGCATCTTAAATCCACAATTCAGAGGGTCGTCCGCTGCATTACGAATCGCAGCATGGAAGCTTGTGTGCAGATCCAGCACCTGCTCCGGCTCCATCATCGCCAGCTCCTCGGGAGTCGGCGGCTTCAGCACGGGATGTTCTTGCCAGGTCAGCATTTTGGCCCGTAAAGCATCACAAACCCGTCGCCATTTCCTTGTAGCCCAAGGATATTAAAACCAATCCACTCATAAGCGTCTTCCCGGCTCATGTCGTCTGTCCACTGCGCCAAAATCAAATCGACCAGCTTGTTGTAACTGTAAACCAGAATGCCGGGGTCAGTGTAGCCGACAATCGCGTCATCTAAGCCATCCAAGACGATGGCGTTTTTGGATAAAAGACTCCGAGGGATCCCAGCTATTGGATCGTCGTTGTCATTCTCCTGCGTCATTTTCAATTTCTTCCGCAACTTTATCAATCTTGCTCTTCCGGGGCCGGCGCGTACTTCCGCGCTGCGCGTGAAGATCCATCTGCTCCCGGTAAGTAACCTTCCTTTCTCCACGCGACTCCAGAAACCTGTCGCACGCCGCCTTAATCTCCTGGGTGTTGATCCTGCCGTATATGTTCATAATCTTGTCCGCTCAAAATCTTCCAAGCTAGGGCTGCACACTGAGGGACTTGTCCGTTTCCAATGCACTTAAGTCTGTCCAACCGATTGGCCACCCCATTAGCCACTCGACCCAGCTTGGGTTCAACTTCCCACATCTTTCTTCCTTCGGAAGATGGGCTATTGACGCTCGCGCCCCAGATCCTCCCCACTCGTCCATTCTCCCGCCTGACTTGTGATTGCCTGCCGTGGGAGTCGGCCACAGGCGTTTGACTACTTGCACTCTCAAACTGTCCTTCGTTCCTGCGTGGTCCGTGTTCAGCTCCCATTCGGTCGCCGCCCCGTGCTTGGAATCTTGCGCTCGCGGTGTGGGCCACGATCCAGATTCGGTCCCGCTTGTGAGGGGCGGCAACGTGATGCGCTCCCACAACTCCCCACCTCGCATCATACCCCAGCGAGGCAAGGTCACCGAGGACTCTGGCAAGTCCTCTTCCCACAAGCAATGGTGAGTTCTCCACGAACGCGAAGCGGGGTCGCACTTCACCAACAATTCTCGCCATGTGTTTCCACATACCGGATCTCTCTCCGTCGATTCCTGCTTTTTTTCCGGCGGCGCTGATGTCCTGGCAAGGGAAGCCTCCAGATACGACATCAACACGGCCTCGCCATCGGCGTCCGTCAAAGGTTTGAACGTCGTCCCAGATCGGGAAAGGCGGCAAGCAGCGATCGTTTTGTCGCTGCACCAGGACGGAAGCTGCGTATGCGTCCCATTCCACAGCGCAGATTGTTCGCCATCCAAGGAGATGTCCTCCGAGAATTCCTCCACCAGCGCCCGCGAATAAAGCCAACTCATTCACTGATTTTTTCCAGCAGTTTTTTTCTGCGCTTCTCCGCAACTTTTTGTATCCGAATGATCTTATTCTTTCGGTCGCGCTTCAGTTGCTTGAGGTGTTTGGCTCGCGCTCTTTTATCCATGAGCTTCTCTTGTTAAGGCCCTGATTGACCTCGGCATTTTGAAAAACTTCACCCGCTCAACCGGGCAAAAATAAAACTGCTGGCGAACATCCTCACGCCGGCTGTCGGTCCTCTCCTCAACAAACCAATGCTGGCGCGTCGTATCAAAAACCGTTGCCGCATGCGTTCCAGAGCAAGAGAGAATTATGTAACACCACGGCTTCGGCTTTGCGCGGTCCCAGCTATGCCTGGCGCAAACGATAAACTTCTCCCCATACGGCCAGTCAGCAGCAGATGTGAAGTCTGCGCTTAACTGCTTCACCTCAACTCGCCGCTCAATAAACAAGTCGCCGTCGTCGGCGTGATCTTCCCACTCGGCGTAACAGGACGCCTTGGTCGTCACCGGGATCTTCACCGCGTGACCTTTGTCATTCAGCATGCGTGCAACCTTCCAGACCGCATCGTGACTCTCGTCCAAGCTCTGGATGATTCCTGCAAAATCTCTTTCTGCTGCCGCGCTCTCCATAATTAGATCCCGGCCCAGGTTGGGGAATGAGGACTTTTCCAAAGCGAAATCAATCGCCAGGGAACCTTCTCATGCTTGCTGCAAACCAACCTGAACCGGGAAAATTGATCGGCGCCCCGGAGGGAGAAGCCAGAACCCTCCGGGACGCCTACACCATGCACCATCGTCAGACATCAATAACCTTCTCCTCTGCCGCCTTAGCGACACTCGCCTTCGCGTCATCAATAGCCTGTCGCGCATCTTCCAGTGTGATCTTCACCTCGTGATTAACAACGGCGCCTTCTCCATGAATGGATCGCTGCTTGTCCGTCGTTATCCCATACCCGAGGGAAAGATCTTTCACCGAAACCTTATCTAAACTCTCTTCGTCATCTAATATCCGATCCAACTTCTTCTCCAATGCGTCAGCCGCCTTTAACTGCAGCTTCGTCGCCTTTAAGCTGCGATGCGTCCGCGTTGATTGAACTATCTCCGCATGACGACGCTTCAATGCCCGGATAGCATCAAAGCTGGTGTTCATCTCCCGGCAGATAGTGCGCTCCGGGATCGCCCGGCAGATCATCGCCAATATCGCACACGCCCGCTCCGGGCTCTTAACCTCAGTGCAGGTAATCCCCTGCTTCTTGCTCGCCTTGCGAACAAATTCTACCGAGTCAAGGATGGCCTTAGCCAGCTTGTCGTCGTCTTCCGGTGTCCCCGGCGCCAACAACTCAGTGCTCATCACAAATCAATTCTTTGGCGACTTTCGCGCCGTGAAAACAATTTTCTGTCAGAATAATTCACTTGCCAAAATTCGCGTCTCGCCAGTTAGCAGTCACTCGCGCAACTCCCCAACGTAACCCAATCCGGCCCGAGCTTGTCACCAACACCGCATGGTCACTCAACCGCTGCCACCACCAGCCAGATCGCTCGTTAATCGTCAGCCATTCGCCCTCTTCAATAACCTCCGTCGTGTAGACCACCTTGGATCCTGCAGCCAACCAGGAGATCTCAAAAACAGGACTGCCCCAGGTGTTCTGAGCCAGGCCAACGTCAACGTCAGGAGCAGGTGGAGCAAACGTCCGCTCCGGAATAATCACCTTGCTCCGGCGAAGCTGTTGAGGAGGACGCAATACAATGCGACCACCAGAACCCATCGTCTGGATAATCACCGCCGAGCCCAACTCCACATGCCCAAAGTCAGCAGAGTTCCCGCCCACCTTCCGCCAGCCATACTTCGTCAAATAGTATCGGCCATACTCGCCGTCACGGTAGATCCAAACAAAGTCGCCAGGCCCAAAACCTGGGCTCTCAGCCAAACCAGAACCCAATAAACTCACCGGAGCCGGGAAGCCCCGGTTCAGCACGTTAAAGCCAGGAGAAACGTCGTGGGCAATCGAGCCTCTCCTCACAAAACCACCAAAAAATAATAACCAGTCGCTCTCACGGCTGCTCTGAATAAAAAACCCGCTCCCCGCCGGTAAACGATACCGAGACTGATCCTCGTCCCCGTAACCATACCCGCGCCAGCCATCGTCATAATAAAAACGCCTCCAGCGTAGGCCGTCCTTAACCCAGACCACATCCTCAACCAACAAACCAGCCTCGTTGCTGTCTCCAAGCAGCCGGCCCAACGTCCGATCCAATACTCCGCCAGGTCGCTCAGTCACGTTCGCCGCCACCGCCGTCGCCGCGCCTCCCTCAATCAACTCCGTGTGGAACCCAAATAACGGAGCCTCACCCGCCCTCGCTACAAACAAGAACAGAAACAACACGCCCAGCAGTAAGACATATCTCAAAATTCGCCCCCATACCCTACCGCAACATGTCCGTCAGACCCTTCGTCGCACAATACCCTATGGCTAATACCAAACTCTTTATCACCCTGGCAGCTCAAGCAGCCGCTATCGTCTGGTGGGCGTCAAACCTCTCTTCCCAAGTGCAACATAATGACTTCCAAATCCAGATGATGGCCAAGGATGTTGAAAAGAACTCGTCCTTCACTGAACTCTGGCCAGCCGGTAAGTGGGGATCAGGGGAACTCCCCAGCGATACTCGCCAAGACCTCCACATATCAGAACTGCAAAAGCGCGTAGAGAAACTGATGGACGAACTCTACACCCTCAAAGCCGCCAACGCTGAGTAAGATCGACATGTCCGCAGAACGTGTCGATCCAGGCGACATATTTAGACTCGTTCATTGTTCAGCCGCCAAAACACGCCGGCTCCCCCTAAAGACGACCAAGCGTAAGCCTGAGCCAGCTTGAAGCATTTGCTTGAGCGTCTGCTTGAGCGTTTGCTTAAACCCGGCCCGGTTGCAGGATTTTTTCAGAGGGTAGGTGACCGGTTTTTCGGTGGGGTGCCGAGCCTGGCTTACCCCCCTCCCCCCCTATAACTTCACACAATAGCACTAATGCGGATTCCAAGTCAGAACACGCTGGTGCTTAGGGATTTAGGGCCATATGGGGCAAAAGCTTGCCTCGTAACTCTCTAAGTATCAATGCTTCAATAACGCAAACTAGTCGCACTAAGTGTAATGGAGCGGGAGCCAGGGCCTGAAACACAAGATGTAGTGCTCGGGGGCCTGTAGTTACAATGTTGTTGCATAATCTTTCGCACAGACCGCAACCGGTCCAAATCTCCCCTTCTCGCCCTGCCTGGTGCTCTGAGGCCCGGTGACATTCCCCTACTCTCCGGGGCTCTCCTGAGCGGATCTGGAGGCTTTCTGACACCGTTTGCGACAATACCTTTGTGACTCGGTATGCCAAGCGGACGGACGAGAATCACAAGGCAGTCGTGGATGAGCTCCGAGCGGCCTTGCCGGAGGCTACTGTCTTTGACGCTAGCGGTGCTGGCCGAGGCTTCCCTGACTTGGTGGTGGGCTGGCGAGGGCGCAACTACCTCTTTGAGATCAAGAATGGCAGCCAGGTTCCGAGCCGTAGGAGGCTGACAGCGGCCCAGGTGGGGATGCACGGGAACTGGCAGGGGCAGGTGGCTATCGTTCACAGCGCGGCTGAGATCCTGGCTGCAATGGCTCGGGATCAGGCTGGAGAGAAGGAGTGACTATGGAGAAGACAGACAATCTGGTAAATGTGGGCCGCTACATGGCGGCGATACGGCGCCGAGCCCGGCTGGTGGTGTTGTCTGAGCAGCTACGTGAGCTGCAGGATGAGCTGGCCAGGACTGGTGGCCTGGAGGAGCAGGTGGAGCGGATCCGGGGAATGCGGGAGCTACTGAGGGATCTATGACTATGAAGACAAGGGTTCACGTGAATCAGCACGTGATTAAAAGTAATGCGAAGACCGGGGCTCGGGATCCTGTATTAACGGTAAAGACGTATAAGTCTAATGAGTATGGGCATGAGGTATTGATCAGCGGCCCGTGCCGGGTTGTGTATAGCCCAGACAAGCCGCTTTCGTGCGGGGCTCGGGTCTGGATTGAGACGGAGGCAGGGGTGACGGTTTTAGGCGGTGAGGCTTAGAACGGGATCTCGTCCAGCTCTTCTTTCTTGGCCGTCTGGGTGTCGGTGTTGCTGGGCGACTCCCGGAGTATCTCAGTGAATTTGTCTGCCTGGCTCTGGTCATAATCTTTCGTGAGCTTCCAGGCGACGAGGTCGTTGAAGTATTTTCCGTTATATTCTCGCCCTCTGATATTGAAGTAGGCGGTGACTCGATCTTCAGTCTGCATCCCGTTGGTGAGGCTGGTCTGGTCTTTGAGTAGGGACAGGCTGATGAGCTGTGGGTATTTGTCGTCATGGGTTTCTATGATGATCTCTCTCTTGGTAAATCCTGACGCGAAGGTTTGGATGCCTCCGATAACTTTAAGTGTTCCACCGATCTTGAATGAACTCATGGGTTATAACGGTAGCGCCTGGGTTTTGGATGTGGGGGACACGATGATATTAGTGCGAGGTCTCAAGTGTGTTGAACAGGACTGAAGTGTTCTGTTAGGTAGTGAACGGTCTATGACTTAGCCTTGCCTAAGATTTGCTTGGTTGTTCAGTCTGGACAGAGTTGTTACCCTTGTTCGGAGAGACAGGAACAGCGGTGGATTGGTTGTTAGTGAGGTTGATATCAAGCGGAGCGGGAAGGCTGATCGGCTTACCGTTCGTCCTGCGTCCTCACTAGCAGCGCATCACTGCGTGCTGCTCGCTGGTGGTAAGAGAGGATGAATTAATTATGACGACTTGGATTGTTGATTGGGGTCCGGAGTGTAACGGGTCGCGGTATGCGCTGTTGCAAGCGGAGAGTTACAAGGAGGCTGGTCTGTTGGTGGACCAAGTGGGGTACACAAAGGGTCTCACGGTTGTACCGTTAGTACTGAGCGACGAGGATGACACGCCCTACCTGGAGATAGCGGCGCCGGAGGAGGTGTATACCGGCAGGACGTTAGCGGAGACGGTGGCTTACTCGGTAGAGGCGTCGGAGGAGATATGAGTAAATACAGCGATAAAAGAACGATGGAGCCCGCTGATTCAAACGCGCCTTTCTACTGGACGCCGATGACCAAGGATGAACTTCAGTGGCTGGTAGAAAGAATAGAGGCGAGAGACACTGGTTGGCTTGTTCGCGCCATCTCAGAGCATATGCGGCACATCTATGAGGAGAACTGGAGAAGAGCGGGAGGGTCTCTGGTCACACAAGCACAGGTAGCTTGTAGAGGTAAGGCCGACGAGATTCTTGCTGCCTGGGACAAAGCCAATGCCCCGGATACGCCGTGACGGACAGCCCGTGATTAGATGTCCGGGATGAAAAGACTGATCGTTTGGGGATCGCTGGTGGTAGCTACCGGCTTGATCCTGGCAATGACAAGCTGCGCTGGCCTCAAGGTGAGCGTGGAGACAGAACTTGATGCGAATACTGGTGGGCTTCTCAACCTCCTGCAGTGATGGCGAAGAAACCTCTCAAGAGTAAGACCATCTGGCTTGGCCTGGTCACCTCAGTGGTCTCGGTGGTGGCGGCTAAGTTCCCGGAGCTGTCGGCCTTCATTGACGACAACTGGAACGTGATAGGAGCGATCCTTGGAGGACTGATAATTGTCCTGCGAGGGTTAACCGGGAAGCCTCTCTCGTTGAGCGGGAACTAGGGCAGCTCCTGCATTGCCTCCGGATGGATGGCAGAGAGGAGTCTCTTGGTTTGATCTCCGGGGGCGCTGCTGGCCAGCCTGACCTCTACCTCTCCATTGCCGAGGCGTCGGACCCTGGCGTGGACATTGATCTCATCTCGCCCGTCCGGGAGGGACAGCATTTGCCGCTTGAGGACGACTACCTGCAGGTCGTCGTCGTCCAGGCATCCTTCACAGGCTTCACTCTCCTCCGGGAGATCCTCCATCGACATCATCAGGTCGCAGAGGGCTTCCTCAACGCTGTCCCAAGAGTCAAACCCGGTTGCCTTTAAGTCTGCGACCGGCTCGCCGTCATCGTGAAGATCGATCACAATGCGCTGGCCTCCGCTTGGAAGTAGCTGTGATGACCGCAAGTGCATATCTATTAGTTCTGATTAAAGGATAGGAAAAAGCAAGGGGTCTCTGGGGGTGTTTTCAGACTAATCAGATCAAGCTAAGGCCCTAAACGATAGTATCATCGACCTGATCGATGTTCACAAAGCCTCACCAGACTTTAATAGTCGGCCCGTATACCTAAAGAGACAGCGGTTGTTAGTATAGCTCGGGTATGGATCCCTCGCTGATATCACTCCTGGAACACGGTGGCTTGATCGCAGCTCTATGCCTGGCTGTGGCGTATTTGAACAAGCGGAATGACGTTTTGACCGCAAAAGTAGAAATAAATTACAACGCCCAGCTCACTGATGTCCGTAGGCGCCTGGTCGAGTGCGAGCGAGACCGGGAGAAGCTGCATGAAAAGATCGCCGCCATCCTGAAAGATGAGTGAACTAAAAGAAGAATACGAAGCCTACCTTGGCGCCCTACAGCTCCGGCATTTCTCTCCACGGGAGATCACGAACTACGCAAACGCGAGCCGGAACGGAGTAAAGAACAGCCTTCCGGGGAGAGATCTCTGGGACAATCTTCCTCCGGTCCTCTGGGTGTTGGATCAGCTCCGTGAGAGTATTGACCTGCCGATCAGGCTGACCTCGATATACCGGAGCCCTCAATACAACGCTAAGGGAGTAAATGGAGCGCCCAACAGTTTTCATAAGAAAAACTGCGCCATCGACTTTCAGGTTGATGGCATGAGCCCAAGCCAGGTGTTTAACCGGCTGAACAAGATGCGCCACGCTGGCTGCTTTACGGGTGGCCTCGGAGCTTACTCAACTTTCTGTCACATCGACGCCGGGGTCCGGGGGCGGAATGCGACTTGGTAATGTAGACTGATCACATGGCATTAGGAATCTCAGCAGGGCTGGCGACCGATTCACGAAAGCAAGGCGCGGCCTGGGCGAACGCATACAGCATAGAGACAGACGCAGTTGATGAATACGTTAATTGCGGAACAGGATCGGACATCAACTTCCTCCACAATGGAGGAACACTGGCGTATTGGGTCAAGTTTGATTCAGCAAGCGCCCTTCATGGAATAGGCGTCAGCACTTCAGGCAAGCAGTTTTATATGGGCATTTATACCCTTAATTACACTTACTCTGGATATCAAGCGGGAGCGTCCTACGGAAGCATCGGCGGAGGAGGACTCTCAACAGGAACGTGGTATCACCTTGCGTTAGTTGGAACCTCTGGCGGCAACCTAAAAACATATGTCAACGCGGTAGAGAAATCGTCAAACAGCTACACGCCGGGCTCGTCTAAAAACCCTGTAGTTGATTTCTTTTTGGGCGGAACCAATTCCTCTGCCAGCGGAATAACACTCAGTCACAACATCGATGGTCACGTTGACGAGGTAGGAATTTGGACAGTGCCGCTCGACGGTGATGCGCTCACCGCAATCTATAACTCGGGAACGCCTATTGATCTTACTGAGGACGACGGAGACTACGATAACAGTAGCTCGCTCTGGGGCTATTGGCGATGCGGCGACAATGATAGCGGGACAGGGACAACCATCACAGATCAAGGCTCCGCGAGTAACAACGGCACTCTTGTCAACGGAGTCTCATTCACCTCAGACGTTCCTTAATTATGAATTACGCAATCATTTCAGCCGAGGAAGTAAGCCTCGTTGACTTCGCCCTGGTAGAGCAGGACAGCGCCGACACACTCCGCTATTCGGTGGACGGGTCGCTGGCCTTGGTCAAGTGGTCCGGTGAAGCTCCGGGCTTTTTGGCTGACCGGGCAGTCTTCTCTCACTCCGAAATCTTGGAGGAGCTTCAAGGCGAGGATTGGACGCCAGCCGGCCAGGGGCTGAGATATATTAAATACCGAGCCAAGGGGAGCGCCACGGCCAGGAGCCGGGAGCTTTACCTAGAGCAGCTCGGGCGCCCTCTGGAGCCCGGAGAGAGCGCCAAGCTCCTCTTCCCGTGTGAGGTGTCATCCAAGACGTTTGGCGGCTCTGTGATCGTGTTTAACGGCAACGGTGCGGAGTTTACCCCGGAGGAGGCCGAGGATTTTGAGCCGGTCGGCAATGACGACTGGATTCAGTGGCAAGCCAAGTATCAGCCGGTCCCGGTCACCTAAACTCTGTCCCCTACTGCCTCTTCCTAGCCTTGGCCTTTGGCGTCACCTTCAGGGCGCCGTCCGCTATGGCGTAGATCAGCGCCCTCCAGGACGGCTTCCCGGCTGCAGGGCCGCGCTGGGCGTTACACTGCAAACGAACCGCCAGCTTGTCGAGGGTGGCCCGTCTTTCGTCAGTTAGCTCTAAGCTCTCCCTCTTCATCGAGGTGATAGTGCCAGATCCTGGCACCGGGTCAATCAGTTGCGCTAAGGCTAGAATCTCGACTCAGCCTGGGCGAGATCGGCAAAGGAGGCCGGGGTTGCATCCGGAGTGACGGTGTATTCTTCCGTGTCGTCTACGTAGATCACATCGTCGTTGTCATACCACCGATCTTTCCCGTCCACGGTGGCTCGGCAGTAGTGATCGATCACGCTTTGGCTTTCAAAGGTCAGCGCAAAGTCTAGCGCGTCTTCTTCGCTCTCAAATTCATACCACTCGTTAAACGGAGAGGATCCGCTGGTGACAGAGTGGTAAAAGTGGTCGTCGTTTTCTTTGAACCAGGCTGGCTGGCTTTCCTGCTGCTTGTAGTTAAGTAGGCTCATTGGTTTCTTTTTTTGTGGTTTAGAAAAGGATTTCGTTGGCGTCGAGATAATCCAGATTCCGGGGTGACGGCTTCACTCCCGGCCACCGGATGTCGTAGACGCGCTCTCCCGGATCCCGGCTCACCAGCCAGGTAACGTAGGCCACAAGCTGGCAGGGTCTAAGACCGGGGATGAACAGTGTGATGTCTTGGGGGTCTTTCATAAGTGGTGGTGGTGGTT